ATGCATAAAAAGCCAATGACAGATAAAGAGCTAAAATCACTAAAGCCAACAGATAAGATATATCGCAAAAGCTGTAGCTACTGCGGATTGATGGTTAGGGTTATGCCAAGTGGAAATAAATATTTTGAATTTGAAAACAAAGCCAATAAAATACGCCTAGCTATAGGCGAGTATGGGGATATTAGCCTAAATAGGGCAAAAGAGATAGCATTTGATATGCTAAGTCGCTTAAAATCTGGCGAGAGCTTAAAAAATAGCGGTGTTACATTTGGGGCTTTGGCTGATAGATTGCTAGAGATTAAGAGTGCCACGCTAGCGCCAAGTAGTATAAAGCGTGATAGAATTTTGCTACAAAAGCCTAAAAAACTGCTAAATATGGATATAAGCAAGATAACAACGCTTGATATAATAGAGGCTATAAAAGAGTTTGAAAATGGCTCTGATACGCCAAAAAGGCTCTTTAACCTAATCTCTCAAGTCTATAAATCCGCTAATCACATCACAAGAAATATCACAACTGATATAAACTATAAATATACATTCAAATCAGTTAGTAAGCAAAACTACCCCACACTAACAAAAGATAGAGATATAAAAGCTTTGATGATGGCTATAGATGAATATAATGGATATATAGCGACTAAATACGCTCTAAAATTAGCAATTTATAGCGCAGTGCGGCCATTTAATGCTAGGTCTGCTCACTGGGATGAGATAGATCTAAAAAGTAAAATTTGGACAATACCAGCTAATAAAATGAAGATGAAGCGTGAATTTGAGTTGCCATTAAGCACAAGTTTGGTAAGAATTTTAAACGAATATAAAGAGCTTCAAGGCGCGCGCGGATATCTATTTAAGAGTTTAAAAAGCGATCTAAGACCTATAAGCGAAAATGCGTTAAATACCGCTTTAAGGCGTATGGGATACACTAAAGATGAGCTTGTCTCTCATGGATTTAGAGCTATGTTTAGCACATTAGCTCACGAAAATTTAGAGGCACATAAGCAAAGTAGCGAAATAATAGAGCGTTGCCTAGCTCATCAAGATAAAAATAGCGTAAGAGCAGTATATAACCGCTCAAAGCAGATAGAGTATATGCGTAAAGTTATGGAGTGGTGGGGAGAGTATTTAGATAGGCTTTTATTAGATAAAAATAGTTAATAAAGCATTTAAAATATAAATATTATAAAATATGCTTTTTAATCTTTTTCTTCACTACTGGGCTTTGCTTAATTCTGTTTTTTAACTCATTTAAAAAATTTTGCGACATCTCATCACACTCTTGTAATGTCGCATTATCTATAAGTTCATTTTTTGATTTTAAAAAACATTGATTGCAGTCTATAATGCAATCTTTAGTTATAAAATCATAATCTCCAGCTTTGATATCTATAATACATTCTAAATAGGCCTGATTGTTTGTGCGTTTGGCAAATAGCGATGAAGTTATCATATTTAAAAGTAGCATATTATCATCATTATATGGAATAATTATATACATATGTGCTGCTACTTTAGGATTGCTCTTTACAAACTCAGGGTCTCTATAGCGTATTATAAATTTATGTGGGTTAGCTATGGCTTTTTCTAGCTCGCTAATAGTCACTCAAAATCCCCAATAAACCACTTTTTATTTAATTCTACTTGCTCTTTAGGGATACATTCAAATGGGCTGTTTTCAGGATTATCACTAAAAAAATCTAATATATTCATATCTACGCTTTTTTTTGTTTTAAGCTCATTTTCATGCTTTTTCCACTCATAATAATCGTGAGTGAAATTTACAAGCTCCCACTCTCCATATTCACCAAAATTTTCAATAGCAAAATCTAGCGCTTCTTTATCTGTTTCGCTAAGCTCATCATAATCTTCAATATCATCTATAACTTTAACATTAAATCTATCATAGCTTCTTATTAGGCTTTTTGCATATTCCTTATCATCTGTTAAAATTTGATAATAATGCTCTTTCATGATATCAAATGCTATACTAGCTACTGGCCCATTTGGCATAGCTATAAATTTATCTTTTGCTATTAATCTACCATAAGCTCTTAAATGATATCTTTGTGCGAAAAAAAATAACTTTAAAATAGCCATCCGATTTGCTATTTTATCTTCATTTTGACTTGCTTTTATTATTAAATAGTGCAAGGCTTGTATAATTGCCCTTACTTCATCCATTTATCGCCTTTGAAATTTAGTGTAATTATACCACAAATGGGCTGAGTTATCCCCTAGCCCTCTCTAATCTCTTAATTAAGTTATTAGCTCTCCTTGGTGTTTGCTTAGCCCATTTTGAATTTTTAATATTCTCTATAGCCTTAGAATAATCTAAAGATTTTAGATATTTTTGTGTATTGACAAAGCTACCAAACCCTTTTATACCTAATTGATAAATCATATCATACAAGCCAATTTTTACCACTTCAGGTAGATTATCTATCCAGCTATAAACTTCATCTACGCTTTTTATAAGCTTACTTACCTTAGCTTCTAAAATCTTAGTAGCTACTTCTTCACTCATTGGCTCTATAAAACCACCATTTAGAGCTAACTCATCTTTACTTAGATACTTCACATTAAAGCCATAACCTATAGTATCCACTCCTTCTGAGCATTGATAAATACTCGCTCTAAAACCTTCTTCTCTTTTAAGCTCATTTATAAGTTCATTTAATCCATCTTTGCTTAAACTCATTTTAACTCCTTAATCTCTTAATTTTATATTATTCTCTTGTCTTCTAGCTGCACTAGCTGCCCTGATATTTTGTAAAATAGATTGAGTATCTCTAGTGCTGTTTTTCACTTCGATTAAATCCTTTTCAATTTTATCTAGCTTTGTATTTGCTAATTGCTCTAGCATTCTAATCATAGCTAATTGGTTGGTAGAGTTGCTCTCGCTTACTAAATGTTGCTTTTGCAATTCTGTTACAATAGCTTCTTTGCTAGATTTTATCTCACTTATAGCTTCATCTATCTTTTCAGCTACCAAATCTACATGCTGTCTATTTAGTTTGCTCTCTCTTAAATCTTGAATTCTACCTTCATAGAGCGTTTTAGATGTCTTAAAAAGAAGAAACACACCAGCTGTCAAAAGAGCGATGATACCACCGCTCTCAACCATTTTTAAAACTTCATTTTCCATCATTTAACGCTTCCATTCCATAGTGTAACTCCATAATATATAGATATAGCTCCCACACCATATCACTAGCCTCTTTTTGGCTTTTAGCTCTCTTGCTAAAATCAATCTTACTTGGCTGATATAGGCTCATTGGTATATGAGCTTTTGGCGTCTTTATCGGTTCTGTTATTATCACGCTCCCACAACCGCTCATAAACAGCATTAATAGCATCAATGCAGCTAAATGTATTATTTGAAACTTCTTTGACATATACCCTCTCTATCTCCTTCTTGCTCTTTAATTCACTTAAGCTCTCTAACCCTTTTGAGAATTCCGAATTTAGCTTTTCTATCTCATCTTGCCACTTCTCATTAGCCTTAGTAACTAAGAGATTTATAGAGTGTTGCTCTTTTAGCTCATCTTGTAAGCTACCATTTTGCCACCACAACAGCCCTAAAATGAGAGCCAATATCCCATAAACTATATATCCCAATTTATTCTCCTACTATTTTTAACTTCGCTGCACGAGCAAAGCCCAGCTTTGCGACCAAAGGTGAGCCTTTGGAAACCCCTAAAGCCCCACTTCGTGGGGTACCCCTATTTTTACCTACTTTTAACGCACGAACAAAGTCCGTGCTAAAGTAGCAAACACTAAAGCCCCGCAAGCGGGGTTCCCCATCATTCACCTACCATATCTTGATTTATATCATAGGGCGTTACTGGTATATTCCACGCTTTGGCTAGCTCTATTGTCTTTGCGTCGCTTCCAAAATTAAGATTTGTTAAATCAACTTCAATATTATTTGGATAAGAGCTATTATTATAGGTTAGCGTTTTGCTCCAGTTGCCTATGCTTAGACGCATATTATACTTAGTCATATACCCATAACCGCCATAAGTTGCGGTTCCATTTGTGATGCTAAACTTCGTCGGTTTATAGTTATGAAATGTAAAAACCCACTCATTATAGTTTTGGCTAGAGCCTAAAAAGCTCTCTGGCCAACTGCTCGGATTATTATTAAGCATTCTAAGCCCATAAGTAGCCCCATAATAGCTTATAACGCCTAAAGTGATACTTACTCTCACTTCGCCATCAGCTAATGCGTAATCACTAGGCACAGGCTCCCAGCTATCGCCCTTTGGCTGTCTTTCATCTTTAGCAAATACTGCGTCAATATTTAGCCCATCACTGCTAATGTTAGCGTATTTCGCTGTTAATTTCTCGCCCAAATCGTTATATATAGCCACATTCTCCCACGCTTGTCCGTAGCTACCAGCATATGTAATAGGCTTAAATGCTATAGTTAAATCACCGCTTAGTCTATCATCAGCATATAAGTTATAATCTGCGTAGGCTCTTAACTCACTAGGCAACTCATAGCCTAAGAATTTCATCGTGGCTACTAGTTGAGCGTAACTCGCTCCTTGTAGATTTGTAGCTATGTGATTAACCTTTGAGCCTAACTCTTGTATAGTAGCGTTTTGATTAATAGCTTGATTTAGCGTATTTTCATCTATACCGACACCGCCACTATTTATCTCACTTTTTAAGGCATAGCTATTTAATTCATCTTTAGTAGCTAAGGCGTCTAGGCTACTTATATCAGCTTTAGCCCTTAGCTCATCTTTAGTGGCTAAGGTGCTTAAATCACTCTTTAAAGCATATGTAGCTAAACTAGCTACTAGATTATTATGATTTTCTAAACTCGCTTTAGTTAGAATTTCATCACTTAAAATCGCTATTTCATTGTCTATTTTATCGTCCAATTGCGCTATTTTAGCGTTTAACTCACTATTATCAGAGCTGGCACCAGCAACTTCAACTATATTATCATCTAGATTTAGGGCTTCTTTAAGCTCATTAGATATGAGATAAAAGCTATCTTTGCTAATAGGATTTATAACCATAGCTATATTATCATTAGGTTTATCAATACTATTATATTTCTCTAATTTGCTAAGGGTTATCTCCTTAATCTCATCTTTGCTTAAATTGCCATCTTTAATTAGCATTGTTACACATTTTAAACCCATATATATCCTTTTATTTTTATGTTCTTTTAGCGGCGTAGCAAAGCCACGCCTAAAGAACCAAATACTAAAGCCCCACTTTGTGGGGTGCCCCATTTTGACTTCGCAGACGAACGAAGTCCGTCTTTGCGGGCAAGGAGTTACACTCCCTTGACCCACCTAAAGCCCCGCAAGCGGGGTACCCCTATAAAAATCCGTGGCGAAGCCACCCATTGAAAGGCTTTTCCAGGGGGTTAGGGGTTGTTAAGGGGGAAGGGGTAGCGGCTGCCAAAAAAGCGCTCCCCCTTCCCACTTAAAGAAATATCTTTAATATCTTAATTTGCTCCTATTTTTAAACACTTTAAATCTATGATACCACTTCACCCAAAAGTAAAATAGTTTAGCTTTCCACTTAGGCACCCCTATCTCCATCATAGCGTCATAGAAGTATCTATCAGCCTTTTCATAGCCATACTCACTCACATTAGCACACATATAATCGTGGATTACCACAGCACTAAGGTATTCAGGTGAATTTGGTGGGAAAAGGCTCCAAAAAATCCTAGGGATATCAGCCCCATTAGTTACAAAGCCTTTAGGGATATAAATCCCCTGATATGATAAATCCTTATATACTCGGAATTTATCTTTATCTATTGGCTGGACTACTACTCTATCCACTCTATCCCCTTAAGCTCATCTATGCTACTAGCACTATTAACTCTAGTTCTTAGCTCATCATTCTTAAATAGCACACTCTCTATGTAACTAGCCACCGCTTGAGAAAATACTAAAAATTCAGCCGTTGAAAACTCTGTGATGCTATTATCTTTAGCTATCCAAGAAACGCTTTGTATAGGTGCTTCGGTGCTTTGAGATAATAAAATAGCAGATATTTTCCCATTCATATTTGTTTTTGAACTATCATCTATTTGATAGACCTTATCTTGATAGCTAAACTCTTTTAGCTTTTGATTTTTTATAGATTGTAGCTGATCTAGCTTCTCTTTTTTATAAGCTTCTATAGGCTTTAATGGAGCGTATCCTTGTAAGTAATATGAGCCATTCCAAGCCTTTTCTACTTCCATTTCACTAAATCCAATTGATTGATAATACTTGGTATCTGACCCACCACCTATAATTACTAATTTTGTCTCATCATTTACTATTTTTGCATATGTTCTCATTTTATCTCCTTATTTTATTTTTCAAATGGGAAAAAGACAGCTTGTAAAAGGTATTCATTATCCTCAGGAAAGTGAACGTAAGATCTAGCGATAATAAATGAATCAACCTGTAATTGATCACCTTGTCTAACTGGTACCGAAGATAAAGAACTAACATAATTTCTTGACTCACCATCATCACTATTTGGTGTAACTGGTATCAATGAGAAAAAAGATTGTTCTGCAGCTCCACTATCTACTGAAGCATATTCACCTAGTCCTGACTTACAAAAAAGAGCATTAATAAAACTATTTGGATCTATACTATTATTATTATTATCATTTCTAGGATTATTATTTTTAGGGGCAAAATAAAATGTTTCGTTAGTTGTTCCTAAGCTACCACTCATCCTTCTTCTTACAAACAAAAATACTACCCCATCACTAGGAGCTTCTATTATTAGACCATTAGGCAATGCTATACCAGCAGCCCAATTCAAACCCCACGACGCTTTTGTAGCATCTCCTGACCCACTTGAGACTGCCCTGCTATCTACATAAGCTTTATTAGCCACTTGGGTATCCTCTGTAGGCTGTGTAGCAACTATAGGCACCATTGAGAATGTTTTAACCCCCTCTATAGTTTGCTCACCTGTTAAATTAACTACAGCATCTGTGTTGGCTTTGGTATTTATGGTATTTATAGCATCTGTTAGTGTAGAGTTTATTTCATTTACCTCTTCTTTAGTAGCTAGATTAGCTTCATCTACAGGGATTTTAGCCTCTACTCTAGCTATTAGCTCATTTATCTCATCTTTGGTATAAGCGCTTGCTTTTATAACATTAGAGCTAAGCCCATTAAGATTTTTAAACTCATCACTAACAACTATATAATTAACCCCAGCATTATCCCCACTACTATAAGCGTGTGATACATAGCATATATAGCTCTCCCCAGCGTTTTGGCTCTCTTGTTTAGATAGTTCAGCCTTTATACCAGCTGCTATATCATCTATGCTTCTAGAGCTATCTAGAACTATCTTGTCATATTTTTTAACTTCCATTACTCCACCTCCACTTTGTCATATTTGATTTGCTTATCAACTTCTGATTTTATAAATGCCTTTATGCTATCAACTTCGCCTAAGACACTTTGAATTCTCGCTTCTAATCTCTCATTTAAAGCTGTGAAATTATCATATTCCACACCATTTATCACTACCTTTTTAGGCGTAGGGGCTAGGCTATTAACTAATTGAGATTGAACCTCCTTGCCTGTGATATTAGCCTCTTTCCAAAAGGCTGCTACCGCATCTATCTTAGCTTCCAATTCAGCTAGTTTATTTGGCAAGGCACTATCTAGATAGCTTATTAGCTCATCTAGCTTATCAATTTTGCTATCAGTTACTATACTACTCACTACTCATCCTTTCCTATAAAGCTACTTAGATACATTATCTTAGAGCTATTTTTGAGATTTTCTATTGTGTCTTTATCCGCTTCAGCAATATCTTCTAAGACTAAGCATATCACGCCGCTATTTTTTAGCACCACTAATTCACCTTCATAACCCCAAAACTCGCTATTTTTATCCTCTAGTATTGGCGTATGAGCTATAACACTGCGATTTAGCTTACCACCTATGGCACTGCCATCTATCTTGCCTGTGCTTATATCATAACTACTCATTTTTACTCCTGTTTTGTTATAAAGACTATAAACTCTAGCCCATTAGCTGGTATTTCATAAAATACTACACCACTCTTATCACTATTTAGCTCATAATCCTTAGCGAACACTGCTTCATATAAGCCATCAAAGACTATTCTAACTTCTTTAAAGCTATTAACGCTTAAGCCATTAAAGCTAAACTCATTTTTTACCCCATCACCAACGCAAACTATATACTCTGTATTTAAAATACCTTTAGCGATATAGTTTTCATTTAATATACCTACATTAAAGCCTACTTCGCTACTAGCTTCAAACTCTAGCTTTTCGCCATTATTAGCAAATAGTTTTGCTTGATATCCGCTTTTAGCTTGTAGCTCTCCTTGGTATATAATAGCCTTTTCATTGCCTAGCTCATCAAGGATTTTTACCTTAATCTCGCTTGGCGTATCTAGTGGATTAAACGCTGATATATTAATAACTGCTTGGCTATTAATATTAACCCTGTTATTGCCACTAAAACTAATTGATTGTAACTTCATATCATCACTCCTAAATAGTTATAAAACTGACTATTTCTAATCATAATATCCGCTTCATTTAGCATTAAACCCAGTTTATCTAACCTATCTTTAGCTAGTTCATTGCTACTTCTATACTCATCTTTTAGCTCTGCTAAGCTTGGCAATTCTAGCTCATATTTAATCCTATAAGCCATCGTAGCACCAGCTTTTATAGCTAGAGATAATCTATTAGCTGATAATTTAGCATTAGCGTGGATTATCTCCCCTTTTAATAGATAAGTAGCCTCTACTATCTCATCACTTTCAAATCTAGCTAAAATCTCATAAGATTTAGCATTATAAGAGTTTAAAGTAGCCCCAGCCATATCAGCTATCAAAACACTCCTATCTAAATCATCCTTAGCATTGCTAACTTTGTTTAAGATATCTAGCTTTATAGAGCTTATATCATCTATAGCTTCATTAGCCTTATTAGTTAAATTATTTAGCTTTATATCCACTTGTCTATCTATTAGCTCATTTTTAGCTAGATTTTCATCTAGACTTTTAAATAGCTCTTGATTTATAGCTATGCTATTTTGAATTTCACTATTTTTACTATCTATATACTCTTTTATACTCTTAGAATTTTGAGTAAATTCGCTATTTTTAGCATTAAAATCACTATATGAGCTATCAAAATTAGATTTGATTAAATCTATCTCATTTTTTATCGCTTCAATAGTGTTTTTAGCCGAATTTACACTACTATTTATCCCCACTACTTCACTAGCTCTATTTTCTAACTCTGTCTTAAACCCATCTATTTGCGCTTTTGTAGCCTTGACATAATTAGTATTAGCACTCACATCACTATAAGCTCTATCTACAGAATCTTTTAAGCTCTGGGTCGCTGCCTTCGCTGCTAATATCTCTGTCTTTATCTGCGTACTTAAACTATTAGTTTGTAAAACACTATCATATCTATCTAAAATCTCTTGACAAATTTGCGTAAATGCTTTTGCTGACATTATCTCACCCTTTCACTCATCACTCTATCTAGATCTTTGATATCATCACGCTGGCTAGCTGCTACTCCATTTTGATAATCTATAAAGTGCTTTATAAACTTCTCTACACTTAGCCCCCTAATCTTGCTATGATCACTTAGATAAAAATCCAGCTCACTCAAAAACCCTTCATCCCACGCATAATAAGCGTTTAAAGCCTTTGTTACCACATATGGCTTAGCATATCCCCATCTATTTAAAGCTTTTTGTAAATCATTAACCTCATACCCATCATAAATAGTAGCTTGATACGCCATCATCGCTTTTCTAGCTAAAGATATAAAATAGTTTTGATTTTGTGCTACTGAACTAACGCTAAAACAAAATAGATATAATAAAGCTGAGTTTAAATTCTCATCATCATAGCCAAAGCTATCATCATAAATCTCAAATTTGCGTATAAAATAATACTCATCAATATGACGATACACCTCAAAAAATCTCTTATCACACTCCACTAACTCCAGTGGCTCTATCTCATCACTGATTGTAGCAGCCGCCCTATATATCAGACTATCTACCAAATCACTACTTGCAGGCGGCGGATGATCACCCTTTAAGGCAAATTCCGCCCTTTTGATAAACTCCGCCTTGGTCATCTCAAACCTTTAGATTATGTAACCACGCAAAAGCATATGGAGTACAAACCCTTAGAGTAAATTCATTTATAATCTCATATAGCTCTGCATCATCAGTGGTCTCTCGTTTTTTCTCTGCCATTGGACGCCAATTGACCTTGACTATATCATCAGGCTTAAGTGCTATGATCTCATCATCTTTTAGATATGGGCTTAACATTACTTGTATATTTGTGCCATAAGCTGTATTTCCAATGTGAGTTACATTGTTATCAATTCTACTTGTATTTAAGCCACTCACATGAGCTTTAGAAAAGATAATATCATCTAGCTTATCTTTTTGCTTATCATTCATCATTAAAATTCTATATGGCGAACCATTTAGATAGCCTATTTTTAAAAGCTCTCTAATACTGTCCCAAGTCAGTTCCTTCAGACCAGCATCAATCTTATTAGCCGCTGTAGCAAAGCTCTTTAGCCCACCACACTTCCCAGCAACCTTAGCCCCAGCTGTATTTACTCTAGCTACTGCCGTTTGCTCACTTAGCAAGATTTTCTCTAAAGTCTTTTTGAATTGGATCAAGGCTTGCTCTCTTTGAGCAGCTATCACCTTTTGACCATTAACCCTCATCGCCTCAGCTTCAGACCCAGTTACACCAAAGGCTTGTTTTAGAATTTGGTAGTGATTTTCTAGCCTTTTACCAGTGTAATGACTCACACTACTCATACGCCCACCCTCATCACTAGCCGTGCTAGGATCATCATGACCTAATCCATCAGGCAACTGATCATAAAACCACATATGCCCAGCCGCTACGCTTCCATCTCTATTGCTTGGTGCCATAGAGCTAATTGAGCTTAGAAATGGCGTCTCATTTCTACCAACTTTTAAAATTCTAGATTCATAATCAGCGATTTTACCAAACGCCTCACTACTATCTATCAAACCTGCTTTAATCACATAATCTCCTTTTTGTAAAATTTCCAAAAAAAGCCGCAATAATCGCAGCTCACCTAATAAACCTCTTTTGTAATTCAAAGATTTTAAAAAAATAATTTCGTAAAAATGGGTATTGATTTTTTAGGATAAACACCCCAGCCCATCTAAATTTAAACTACTGTGATATAATCAAATCTTTAGGAGAAAACTATGGAAAATCTAATAAGGCTAAATGAGACTCAAAAAGAACAATTTAAAAATTTCATTAAAAATAATAGGAAAAAGATTATCCCCAAACCAATAGATATATTGAAAAAAGTATTATCAAAATATGACACTAGCAAGATAGATCTTACATCTATTAGCCAGACTATAATCAATCTTAGAGAGTTAAGCTATAATGAGTTTTTAATATATGAAAATGAGTTTAACGCAGTTATCCTACGAGATATAGCAAACAAATTTAACATCGCAGATGATATTTTATCTGAAATTTCAAGAGATTTTTTTGAACACTTACCAACAGATTATGAGAGCTTTAAACACTGCTTTTCTAACTATTTTGGCAGATATGCTGGAGAGATTAGCCCTTATATTTATGAGCTTTGTCTTAGCAATACACAATCACGCAGAAGCAGAGCCGGTAAGATATTTGAATCTATAATATACTATTTATATGAGCATTTTGAATATCCATATAATTCTCAAGCCAAGATAGGTAAAAAAGCATTTTCAAATTTAGGCTTAGGTAAAGTAGTAGATAGTATCTTGCCAAGCGTAGAAGCTTTTAAAGATAGTAGAACTAAAACAATTGTAGGCTCTATGAAAACTACACTTAGAGAGCGTTGGCAAGAAGTAGTAGAAGAGATTGATCGCTCAAATTTACCAAACATATATCTATTAACTTGCGATACAGATATAAGTATAAGCAAAGCAACACAGATAAAAGAACACAACATAATACTTGTCGTGCTAAAATCAACCAAAGAAAATCTAGCCAATTTTCGTAATGTAATATCATTTGAGAATTATTTTAGTAATGAGATAACACAAGTTTTAGATTATTGGAATAAAAACAATGGTTAAATTTATAGATTTATTTGCTGGTATTGGCGGTATTAGATTAGGTTTTCAAAATGCTTTTAAAGATAGCGTTTGTGTCTTTGCTAGCGAAATAGACAAATTTGCTATTAAAACCTATGAAGCGAACTATAACCACACCCCTAGCGGAGATATAACCAAAATTAATACTGATGATATCCCTGACTTTGATGTTTTACTAGCTGGTTTTCCTTGTCAGCCATTCTCTCAAGCTGGATTAGGGCTAGGCTTTAATGATAGTAGAGGGAGTATGTTTTTTGAAATTGAAAGAATTTTAAAAGCCAAACGACCAAAAGCCTTTTTGCTTGAAAATGTCAAACGCCTTGCCACACACGATAAAGGACAAACATTCCAGACTATGCTAAACCACCTTAAAAATTTAGGATACCATACACACTATAAAGTCTTAAATGCTAAAGATTTTGGCGTCCCACAAAATAGAGAAAGATTAATTATTGTTGGGTTTAATACAGATGTAGAGTTTAACTTTCCAGCCCCACTAAATATTATTACAAAAGTAGGCGACATTTTAGAGCCAAATTGTGATGATAAATACACTATTTCAGATAAGCTATGGGCAGGACATCAGCTTAGAAAAGAGCGCAATAAATCCCTTGGTAAAGGTTTTGGCTACTCACTTTTTAACAATAATTCACCCCATACTAATACAATTTCAGCAAGATATTATAAAGATGGTAGTGAAATTTTAATAGACAATCCAGGCAAAAACCCACGCAAACTAACACCCCGTGAGGCATGTCGTTTGCAAGGCTTTAGTGATGATTTTAAGATAGTAGTTAGCGACCCGCAAGCCTATAAACAGTTTGGCAATTCTGTTTGCGTCCCGCTAATCACTCAAGTATCTATACAGATGCTAAACTCCTATTTACAAATCTCCCCAAGATGAGAGTAAAAATCCACCATATCAGCAGAGCTTGCCTCACCTTTATTTATCTTTTCTATAGCTTCATTAGGGTTGAAATTCTCCATTCTAGCCCTATGGCTATCCATCACATTATCACTACTTGCTTGATGAGCAAAATATTTATACCATATAAGCTCTAGCCCTTGAGAGCTAAATAGATTAGCAGCCATAGCTGGGTCTTTTTTGTTTATCTCTTCTAGCTTATGAAGCACCTTACCACGATCAAATCCAGGCACACTCTTTTCAGCCATAGCTATCTCATTTGAAAATCTCTCCCTAGCAGCCGCTTCATCTAGTAATCTGCGGTCTTCACTGCTAAGCTCAAGCTTTTGAGTATCGCTCTGTTTTGGTATATCTTGATCAGGCTCTTTTGCCATCTCTTTTTGCGGCTCATTACCGCTTTGTTCTGTATTTGGTGATTTCTCATCATTTGAATTTAACTCATTATCTAGTGGCTCATCATACCAAGCTGTTTGCTGACTCATCTTTTTCTCCTTTTAAATCACTGTTTTGCTGATTAGTCTCATTTGGCTCTTTTTTGTTTGCTCCTTTAGTAGCCTCTTTAGCGCTTTTTGGCATTGCTAGCCACTGCTCTTTAGAAAATACCTTATACTCTCTTTTGTTTTTAAATTTCACTACAGCGTCCCCTATCTCACCCATATCGATTTGACCTTTATCGCCATCAACGCTACTATATACCATCAAACCATTAGTTGCTTTACTAATGATAAATCCTAAAAGCTCATAACTATCTTTTGTCATGTTAATTTCCTTTATTTTTGATTTCGCAGACTAGCAAAGCTAGTCTTTGCGACAAGCCCCATCGGCTTGACCCCGCACTAAAGCCCCATAAATGGGGTACCCCGCTTGCGGGGCTTTAGGTGGGTCAAGGGAGTGTAACTCCCTGTCGCAAAGACTAGCTTTGCTAGTCTGCGAAGTTAAAATTAATAATATAAAAATATATTCTAAAAAATAAACACTAACTCCCACAATCAAATTTACTCTTATCACACTTATCCATCACAGCCTTAGCCTCTTTAGCACTCTTAAATCCTAGCCCCACTTGATCAGCTAATCTTCCAAATTCCCTTACATCACTTTTAACCGCCTTTTCATCTATTACTAGAGTTTTACCCTTTGGTTCTTCTATCCCCATCGACCTACGCTCAGCTCTGCTTAAATTTAATTCTTGACTTTTATTAGCAGTTGTTTCAGCTTGATTTTTAGTTTGGTTTGGTATAATACTATTATGTTGAGTTGTAAAAGAATAATTCTCTTTACTTGGCGTAATGCTACTAGCAGAGTTGATCCCCTTGCTAGTCTCAACTTTTTTAGTATATGAGCTTATTATCCAAGGTTCGGTTTTATTGCCTAGCCAATTATCCCTAAGCCCTACTATATCATCATTATATCTTATATTTAATCTACCTTTTTCATCTTTATAAAATTCACCCTTAGATACTATTTCATCAAGCCTATCTATAACTTCAGGATGGTATTTTGCTATTTTAGCTAAACCATAGCCATCACTATGACCAGTCCCTTCAACTCCCCATACTAAGGTTATATCTCTCCCATCTTTATGAAACGCTCCAGCCACTTGCCCTTCTCTTTCAGTTAAAAGCTTTTTGATAGCATTTGCTCCATCGTGATAAAACTCTGCGTAATTAGTGCCAAATTCTTTTATTGGCTTTATATTTAGCTCTTGCTCGATATTATCTCTTATATAGCTTGGCAAATATAATACGCTATTTCTTTCTTTAGCTATATTTTCCAAATCACTATCTTTTAGCCCCATTAATCCACGATTTTTAAGCTGTTTTTCTAAATCATAAGAGTAGTCTTTACTATTTATAAATGGATATAGCTTTTTCTCTCTTTTTTTTATCTCATTTTCTAAATATTTATAGAGATTTTCATTGACCCTAGCTTTGCTATCTTTTAGCTTTTGAAATTGCGTTACTAGCTCTTTATCACTCATTGATTTTATCTCAATTTCTGCTATTTTATCCTTTATCCCTTTTGCTGTTGGCTTGATTAAATCGCCTATGCCCATACTTCTTAACTCATCGAAATTCTCTTTTAAATTTTCAAAGGCATTTAATGCTATTTGTCTATTTTCTCCACTTGTCTTTTTATTGATTATCTCTTTTATCTCTTTATCGTGTTTTACTAAAAACTCTTTTGTGATATAATTTGCCATTTCACTAGCATATTTAGGCAAATTTAATTCATCAGGATGAGCCTTAGCAAAATCATCTAAAACATATCTATATAGCTCATTATAAGTTTTTATATCACTATCTAAGGCTTTATTTGTCTTGCCTTGTATAAATTTCTTGATTTTTTCTAATCTGCTATTTGTATTTGGCTGCGGTTGTGTTGGCTCTTGTGGCTCTTGACTTTTTATCTCTTTTGGGGTAGAATTTGAACTATCGTATCTGTTGCTTAGAGTTCGGTCTAAGTCGTTTTTGGGCGTAGAAACAGGGGCGACATCAATCTTGTTGGCTGAATATTGCGAAGTCTGTAAAAGCGTTTGCGAGATAGAATTGGCGTTTGGAGATTGATATAATATCCTTTCACCTTGACTTTTTATCTCATTTGGGGTAGAATTCTTGGTATTGGCACGGCTAAGGCTATCTAAGTTGGCACTAGGTTTAGGGCTTAGGGAGCTTTCGGCAGTTTCTATCTGCTTAGCTGATGCCGTGCTATCTTTAAAAAGTGGATTATTTTCAGCTTCTTTTATGCTTTCATTTGGTATAGTTTTCTCATCGGTTTTAGCAATACTGGCGTTTGGGCGTACCCCATCACGGGTGTCCTGAGCTTTAACTGCCAATCCCGCATCAGAGTACGGGGTGCTTAAGGGGTTGGATTTAAATTTACCTTTAGTTGAATTTACCCCAATTTCATCACTTACATTAACCACATCAGCACTTTTTAAGTCTTGGTTTGGTATAGTTTTATCGTTAGCGCTATCGGCGGTGGTGATAAAAGACGCTTCAGAGCCCACGCTGGAATCAAAATCTTTTACATCAGAATTTAAGGCACTATGTTTATTCTCGGGGGCCTTAGTGCTTAACTTAGATTCTACCGCCTCAACTTCTAAAGTATATATTCTATTTTGATTTTTATCTATACTCTCTTTAAGTGTTATTAGCACTTTAGCATTATCTTTAAAATCAGCTTCATATCTATGTATTTTTAATGCTTTATCTCCATTTTTTATATCATCAGAGCTACTTTTATATATAGCATTTTTATACAATTCTTCGACACTCTCCACCGCCTCAAAATGCTCTTTAGCACTAAATCCATTATTTAAGCTCTTTTGTATTGCTTTATCACTTATCATTTTTGATATATTTGTTTTAGATACTTGGGCGATTCTGCCATCATTTTTATTGGTTATATCAATGCCAATAAGCTTATTTAATATATTTTTAACATTGTTTCTAAATTTACCATATAACTCTTTTGGCTTAGCCAAGGTCTCTTTTATCTCTTGATCTGATATAGCCTTGCTTACTTCCCACACTCCACTCTCAGGCTCACGCTCTAGGGTATATCCATCATTTTCTAGCCTACTTTTTAATTCAGGGGTCATATCACTATCATCGATTAATTTAAATGGCGTTTTATCGCTACTTATCTCTTTTAAAATTTCATCTTGATTTTTTGGAGCTTTAGCCTTATTGCTCTTTGTAGTGCTCTCAAGCCACTCATTACGCCCATCTTCTACGCTCTTTTGCCTATTACTAGCTACCTTGCTATCTAGATATCTCCTAGCCACGCTTATATCATCAGCTATGTAGGCATCAGCAAATACATTAGCTAACTCATCATTAAATCCGTGATTTTTAAATCTCTTAACAATAGTATCACGCTCAAAGCGTGTTTTATACTCCATACTCTTTTGCAATACTCCTAGCACTCTATACCCAGCCATTCGTGGAGTTACAGGCTTATCATCATTTATTATGCGTGTTAGCTCTTTTTCACTCTCGCTTGGTGCGTAAGTTTTATTTATATATATCTCTATATCACTAGCACTAGAATTTGGATTATCATTAGCAAATTTAGCCACGCTACTATCTATCGCAGTTGATACCTCTTCACTCTCTTTTATCGCCTTATTTATATTATCATCATACTCTTGCCCTAAAAGTCTAGCTATATTCTCCCCATTCTCATCAGTGCTAAAAGCCTCTTCTATATCATCACTTATCTTTTGTAATCTCTTATCTATATCTTGCGGGGTGCCTTTTTCTAGCTCTTTAGCTGTTTCATCTTTAGCCGTCTGTGCGTTTTGCTCTAGAGTAGATTTTTGACCAAATCTACTAGCTATCTTATTAAGTGCCACCCCCAGCGCCATAAATCCAGCCCCAAGAGCCACCCCAGCCCCAGCCCCTATCATCGCTGCACCAGCTACATTTTGTTCATCTTTGTCTTTATAGCTTCCATATTCGCTTATAGCCCCAGCCATACCACCAATGGCTCCTAGCTGAGCTAAATCAAATGCTACATTTGCCCCCTTTTTAAAAGCGGTATTAGCTACCTTAAATCCTTTAGCTAGTCCCACAGCGTTTAGCGGGTCAGTTATCATCTCTCCAGCGAAGTTAGCCACATTCCACTTATCAGGGTTATTAGCCTCATACGCATCACGACTCGCCTGCAGTATCTTTTGAGCGTCCTTTATATCGTTAGCTTCCTTGCTATCTTCGCCGTAAAAAGATGATTTTATCAGATATTTAATAGTATTTGCAGTTGTAGCCATACCGATATTAAATCTATCCATAGCCGTATAGCCACTATTTTCAGCCTGCTCTATTAGATTTCTAGCGTAAGTTTTTGAATCTTTAGTATATGAGCCTATCGCATTAGCTAGCAAGTTATTGCTATCTATTTGATACTCTCTTTGAGTGCGAGCAGTAGTTGCTATTTTATCTAAATTCTTAGCTTCATTGATTGATTGTGTTAGCTTCATATCAGCTAAAATTTGAGCCTCTTTATCACTATCCCCCACAAGACCTGCTATAGGCGCAGCTGCCTTACTAGCTAGTATATCTATACCACGAGCGATACTCCCCATGGTCTCATATCCATTTGCGTCCATCTTATCACCCAGCCTAGTGAAAAAGTCCGCCCTTCCTTGCTTCTGACTAACTAAATTCATTCTATTTAGAGCATCTTTATCCCCACTCTTTATAGCCTCATCTTTATAAGCCTTAGCTATGCTTATTATCTCATCTTGACTCTTGCCTTGATTAATTAAATTTTGTAAGCTCTCATCGCCTAAGATACTTCTAACCGTGTAAATCTCTGCCATAAATACTCCTTTAAAGCAGATAATTTACCACTATTTTTTCTAAATTTTAGCCATCATTCAATCTTTATATCCCCTATCTTATCTATATTTACCCCACCTTTACTTGGCATAAAATCCATATTAATCGGCACCCCAAACATATATTGAAGAAATAACCCACTATTTTTATCCCCATTTTTTATAAAGTGCTCTAGCAATCTTGTCTTTGTATAGTTATCTAACCTTGCTAGATTATGCGCATCTCTTGCTATGGCTGCCTTGGTATTTATACTATCTATTTCCGCCTTTGTCTTTTTCTCATCCAAATTTAGCTTTTTTACCGCCATATCATTATCAAATTTTCGCTGAGCTTGATTATTTATATTTTGCTCTATCGCCATAGCCATCTCATTATCCTTATACGCTCTTTCCCAGTTAGCCTTGTCCTCCTCTGCTATAGCCTTAGCCCTATCATCGCTAATCTTGCTTATATTGCTTAAGGCTTGACCAATTGCCGCTAGTCCTAGCCCAGTGCCGACCCCACCATTCATGTTAGGTGCCTGAAGAGTTCTAAGCATTCTATCATAGTATCCCATTTTTTTACTCCTTTTTATTTTTACCTACCTTTTAACTTCGCAGGTCAGCAGAGCCGACCTTTGCGACAAGCCCCACCCTTTTGACCCCGCACTAAAGCCCCACTTCGTGGGGTACCCCTATTATCCGCCCTAACCTTTTTAGTAAAATTAGTTAAATCTGTGCGAAGCACAGCACCTTGAAAGGCTTTTACAGGGGGTTAGGGGTTGTTAAGGGGGAAGGGGTAGCGTCTGCCAAAAAGCGCTCCCCTTCCCACTTAAATTAAAAAACTATTTTAACTTCGCAGACTAGCAAAGCTAGTCTTTGCGACAAGCCCCATCGGCTTGACCCCGCACTAAAGCCCCATAAATGGGGTACCCCGCTTGCGGGGCTTTAGTATTTGGTTCTTTAGGGGCGACTTGTTGCCCCGCTAAAAGAACATAAAAATAGGGTACCCCTATATCAAATCTCCTTAGCATAATCACTAGCCCTAAATCCAGCTGCTAGAGCATCATCAGCTTTTTTACGCCTTTGTCTCTCCTCTTCCATTAAGGCTTTATTATAATTAAAGACATCCCTAGCCATCTTACCTTGAGATTTTGCCGCCTTATACTGCCCTATCCCACCTAAGATTTGACCCCCAGCGTTTAAAAAATCCGTCGCCTTAAAATCCTTAAAGATATTCTTGCCAAAATCAGCCAAACCACCTAAAAAATTTCCCCACATTTTCTCTCCTTTTATTAGATTATTCCAGCGATTAACGCCTCTTTATCCGCATCGCTTTGCGCCCCCATATCATCAGATTGCCTTTGTGCGTCCATAGCCTGTGTAGCCATTGCTAGCTCTTGCTGTGCTTGTAACTCTTTAAACGCTTCATCTATTAGATATACTGGCGCATTCTCACCGAGTAACGCCACGCTCATCTCTTTTATCAGTGGCATTATCAAATTTGGATTATTTAGCCCAAGTTGCGCTAGAGTGCCAAGTAGCGTATTTATCTTACTTACTACCACATCAGAGCTTATAGTAGTGCCGAAATTCACATTTATATCAAAGTCTATATCACTACTCATTCTCTCTTCTTTACTACCAATGATATTTATAATATCCGGATTTTCAGTTATCTTGATTAGATACTCATCATCTAGATTTGTATATAGCAATTTTACATACTTTTTAGCATACTCATGTAGCATAGTAGCGGCCAAGGATTGAAACATACTTTCTACTCTCACCCCACTAGCAGCATTTATAGTCTGTAAGCTTGTATTACTCCTTCTATCACTCGCACTTGTTACTCCAGTCATTATGCTATTAACTCCACTAGCTATCTCATACTCGCTTTTTATCATCTCTATCTCTGTAGTTACATCATATACTGACCCAGTTGGCAAGAGTGGCGCTACTACCTTGCTTATATCCCCATCGCCACTTAGATTACACCGTATCACCTTTTTACGGCTTAATAGGTCATTAGCATTTACTATCCCGCCCTCAGAGTTTATAGCAAATTGCGGGTCTATAGCATTTTCTATCAAATCTATCTTTTGATTACGCTTTATATTATACTCTTGTTGTAGCTCCTTTACCCGCTCAGGCAGACACGAGCCATACACCCCTATATAATCATCATTTAATAGGTCATCTCTGCTCACACTTGGCATATTCTCAAAGCAATATCCATAGCAAAACGGCAACTGATTAAACCACGCCGTTCTAACCTCTATATCATTAGCATAGCTAGTCAGGTCCCAGCCACCCTTCTCCCAGTTTTTCTCATATATCTCTTTTATCAGTATCCGCCTACCAGCCTTTAGCACCGCATACTCATCATCACTTTTGTAAAATCCGCTTTTAAACTTCGCCTTGACATCATTTCTACTTTTAGCAAATTTATAGCATATATACTCCACATCATTTATATCACTTGCATATGGGTCAAATGCGATTGTGTTTATAGGGATAAACTTAGTCTGTATATCCCCATCACCCCAGTACACACTCACCACCCCAAGTGGCAGATACAGAGCCGATAGCACCGCCCTACTAATGCCGATAAAATGCTTATTCTCTCTCCATTTAGCCTTTACTGCTGCAGTTAGTGCGTCCCTTAATGCTCTATCGTGATCATCATTATAGCCTATCCTAGTTATCTCTATAGGACACCCCGAGCCTAAAAAGCTAGATTTAAATATACTATGGAGTATATCAATGCTAGTCTTAGCTAGTGGGACATAGATTCTAGAGCGCTCTACTATATTTGACCTCTGAGGTGCTAAGCGTCTGCGATGCGCATCATCATATGTAGCGTTATATACTCTTTCACAAGCTAAGAATCTATCTTTTTGATTTTCTAGTTTAGAGAATGCATCATCGATTAAAAATAGTCTATTTTTTGTCTTTTTCATAATTTAGCCTTTTATTTTAAGCTATATTATAAATGTGTGAATTCGTGATTTTAAATGCGTGGATTTTATTATTTGATTAGGTTTTCTATCTGTTTTAAATCTTGAGTGAATTTTTCTAGTAAGGCTTTATTACCATAATCTATATAAAGAAGTATGAAATCTACTAGCTCAGGGCTTAGAGTGTAGTTATGCTGAGTATTATCCTCTCTATCATATCGCACCAATATCCCCCCTATCCCCCCACCAAAAAACAGCTCATCAAAGGCCTCATCATCCTTCTTTTTATCAGCCTTGGCTTTTTCGAATTTGGCTATAACTCTACTATTTAATCCATTATTACGCCAGTTATTAGCAGAATTTCTACTATATCCTAATCTCTCCGCTATATCTTCAAGACTATTTACTTTAAAAAAAGCTTTCATCTCTTTAATTAATTCTTTGTCATCTTGCATTTTTAATTCCTAATTTGATTTTATATTATAACACTAATATTTTAAAATGTAAATATATTATTTTTATTCAAAAATATATTTTTTTCTATCATTATTCTATTAAATACTATTGACAATCTATTATAAATAATATATAATTATATTAATTTTCTATTTTTTGATATATTAATCACTTTAAAAAGTCGCCAATCCTTCAAATCTTGCAGGCGGCTTCTTAAAGTGATTTGCTGGTATCACTTAAGTTATTTAACATCGCAATCAAGCAGTTTTTAAATCCAGCTGGCATTGACGACGTATATCCTTGTAGTTTCTATTGATTTTCTAGCTTGATTGCCCCGTTTGGAGGTTTTCTTGAGTGCCTTTGTTTCTTTAGATGAGGCCGCCGCATTTCACGGCATCTCAAAGCTAAGCCTCCAAAAGCTTAAAAGCTCAGACAAACGACTTGGCAGAAGTGATAGATTTAGCTGTGATGGCTTAGTGCTTTTAGATTTTAGTAATCCTCTTTATGAGAAGACGACATATTACTACTACAAAGCACTAGCCGTCGCAGGTAATGAGAGAGCCTTAGCTAGAGCCATCGCTCTTAATCTAGGCAAAAGCGAACATACCATCTATTCGCTTTTTCGTAGATTTAAGTTTAAAAATCAATACACGGCAACAAAGCTAATAGTTGCGCTGCAAAGTTACATAGATAGCGCTAGTTTATTTGATGTGAAGGATTTATAATGCAAGATAATATCTTTGAACTACTAAGGAGCTACTCCAAAGAGCAGCTAAGAGAGCTTATGTCATCTCGTGGCATAATCTTTAAAGATTTTAAATACCACTGCCCATTTCATGGCGAAGATAAAACCCCAAGCGGTAGCGTAAGCTTTAAAAAAGGCTCTGCATTCTTCAACTGCTTTGCCTGTGGCACTGGTGGGGACGCTGGTAAATTCATAGAGTTATATGAGAAGCTCTCTCCAGCCAAAGCGGCTAAAGTCGCTCTAAATTTCATAGGATTTGACTTCGATGAGAGCCTAATTGAAGAAGAGATACAAGCTAAAAAAGAAGCATTTATAAAGCGACAAAAAGAGCAAGAAGAAAAGAGAGCCAAGCTAGAGCAAGAAGCCGAGCAAAAAGCCCAGCTAGTAAGAGCCAAACTAAGCAAAATAGCTCCAAATTTCTTACAACAAGCCAAAAGCCTTACCGCCCTAGCTGAGCCTTTTGATATATTCATTGCTAAGACTGATTATTTTGATTATCTCTTTGATAGATATATAGGCTTTGACCCGCAAAACGATAGCGTAGCGATAGTCATATCCAATGAGCTAGGCGAAGTTATAAACATCAAGCACAGAACCAAATTCAAATGGGATAGTGAAGCTAGGTGCTACTCAAATGAGCTAATGCCAGGCAAGTGGATAGGAGCTAGTGGAGCCAGTGCCTATCCATTCCCTATCGGTTTTTACCATGAGTTTGATAGTGATATAGTAGTTATCTGCGAGGGCGAAAAGGACGCTATAAATCTATGTAGCCTAGGCGTATGCGCTCTAACTTTAGGTGGAGTAAACAGCTCATGGCAAAAACACAAAGAGCTATTAAAAGACAAAATCGTCTATATCTGGTTTGATAATGATAAGGCTGGATATACAAGCGCAATAGCTAGATACAAAGAGATTGAAGCCGTAGCAAAATCTGTGTATATCACACTATTTTATAAGCTCTGCCCTGCAGCACCAGCTAAGTATGATATAAGTGATTATCTAGGAGCCAATCAAGCCAAATTCACAAGCAGTGACAAGATAATAGATAAGCTCATATATAGCTCATTTAAGCTTACAAATGACCTAATAGATGAGATAAGTGAGCTTTATGAGTGCGACCTAAAAGAGTTTAAAGAGCCGTTTAAGAAGGTAACCTTTAGTGATATATGTAAAGAGATAATGCAAACTGACAAAGATGGCAACTATCTAAATATTATCCCAGTTAAAGGCGAACTAGATGATAATCAAATAGATTATTTCATCAAGCTATTTAAAAGCAAAGAGCTAAAAGATATAACCGCCGAAGTTAAATCCGCAATGCTAGAAAATAGGCTATTTATAACTCCACAAGCTGACAAAGACTTAGAGCAGTGGGCTAAGGTAGTTGATAAAATTTGCGATTTTCAAAAGATCCTTAGAACCAACTACCATCAAACTCATCTAGCTGATATGTGCGATAGCTTTGTAAGAACCATTCGCAAACTAGGCTATGATATAGCCGAGTATAAGGGTCAGATATACTTTTGGAATGGCAACTTCTACTCATTTGTAGATGATAGAGAGATTTATAAGTTTTTGCTTCATCACTGGATGGGCGCTAGTGGCGTTGATAAAAAGAAAATCACAGATCGCACCGCCACAGAGCTAATAGATAATATCCGTGGCCAAGGGGTGCTAATCGATGCCAAAAGGCGTGAGCCTAGCCTAATAAACAAAAGGGTTATAAACCTTAGAAACGGCTCTATAATCATCAGCAAAAGTGGCAAGATAGTCTTTAGCCAACACCACAACAAAAAGCTATACGCTACAAATATGCTTGACTTTGACTATAACCCAGAGGCCAAATGCCCAAAATGGGAGAAATTCCTAAGCCAAGTCATGAATGATGAAGACAGATTAACTCTAATGGAGTTTATAGGCTACTGCTTTTTACCTAGCCACGATTATGAATCCTTTCTATTCTTATATGGCAAGAGTGGTAGCAATGGTAAGAGCGTGATACTAGATGTTTTAAGAAGCTTTTTTGGCGAGGATAATGTATCAAACTTACAGCTTCAACAACTTGAAGGCCACGAGCTTCACGGCCTAGCCAATAAGATGCTAAATATCGGTAGTGAGATTGATAAACTAGGCGTTGATAAAGGGCAGTTTAGCAACCTAAAAGCCCTAGTATCCCCAAGAGATCAAATACAAATCAACCCTAAAAACCAGCAGCCCTACAGCCTAAAGCCTGAAGATAAACCCAAATTTGCCTTTGCTGGTAATGACAAACCAAAGAGCAATATAGATAACGCAGTCTTTCGCCGTATGCTTCTAATTGGCTTTGATAAAGAGATTAAAGATGATGAGAAGATTAGAGGCCTTAGTGAGCGATTTAGCGATGAGCTTGATGGTATCTTTGCTCTAGCACTTGAGGGATTAAATCGCCTAGTAACTCAAGGCAAATTCACAAAAGGGCAAAAGATGCGTGATGCCCTTGATGAGTATAAAGATGAAGTTAATCCTACTAGAGTCTTTATCCGTGATGCCATCAAGCCCAATAAAGAGAGATTTACGCCAAATAAATATCTATATCTACTATATTGTGAATTTGCTAAAGAGCGTGGCAACAGGCCAATGAGCCAAACCAAATTTACTCAAACGCTAAAAGATGAACTCACAATGTCAAATATAGAGTTTGAAGTTATATTAAGAAAGAGCGCGACACCTAGAATCGGTCTAGCCTCTGTCGAGCGTGGCTTTGCTGGTATTGAGATAAATACAGATTTTGATATCACTAGCGTTACTATAAATAATATGAATTTAGATATAGAGAATATGTCTGAGCCTTGTAGTGTTTTGTAGTGAGTCTATGACTCACTATTCTTAAGGCTTTTTAAATCCTTAAAAAAGTCTTAAGAATAGTATAAGCAAAACTTATCTATTACGATATTTAATTTATTATTGTTATGAAATGTTTAAGGTTAATGGCGGTTTTTTGCTAGGATTATCTAATTTTGATAATCCCACCCCCATAAAATCGCAATGTTACACTTGTTACACTTTGTTACACTTTAAGAAAAAAAGTGTAACAGGCTCAAAGCCCATATTTAAGGGCATTTCGTGAGCCGTGTTACAGAGTTACACTTTTTTTCTATATAGCTATAGAAATATTTTTTCTCTTACTTAAAATTTTTTCTAGAGTAATTATAGGAAAAAAGTGTAACAAGTAGTTTTCTTAAGCCTTTAAATGCTTATTTTACCTATATTTGCTCTATGTTACACTTTTTGAAAATAAGTGTAACAAGCCTAACAAAACTTAAGCCACCAAACAGCCATAAAAAGGCACTTAGCCCAATGTTACACTTTTTAAGCTTAAAGTGTAACAAGTGTAACAAAGCAAATTCAGCTATAAAAAGGATATTTATGAAACAGATAAATGATGTAGTTACCTTCTATGATGAAGATGGTAATCTAATAGGCGTAAGCCAAAAAAATAAGCAAGATGAAATTCTAAACACAGATGAAGAGCTTAAAACTCTTAAAAGCGATGAGTTACCCCCAGCCCCTATCATGAACGAAGAGCAAAAGAAGGCTTATGAGCTTTGGATAACTTCAGCTACCTTAGAAAACGACTTCACCCCCATAACAGAGCGTAAATTGGCTGAAAGTTTAGCCCAGCACGGCATAAGCGCTAGTAACTCTAGGATCAATCGCTGGAAGCAGAAATTTGGCTGGGCAAAACTCCTAGAGCATAAAATCAATCTAGCAATGATAAACAACGAAAGCCTAAACAAAACTATCAAGCACACAGCATTAGGTGCGGCAGTAGAAAACACCAAGGTAGATCTAGAGCGAAACACAGCCCTACTAGGCACAGCCTACAGCATAGCTGAAATAGAGCTAACAGAGCTATATCACAAACGGCAAAATGGCTCACTAAACAAAGATGAGTTTAAACGCTTTGAAGCCCTATTTAAGATCATAGCTGATAGAGATGATAGGATGAATGACCGCCTAGCCCATATCGCTACTGAGGCAGTCTCAAGCGTAGAAGTTTTCGAGAGATTAAACCAAATTTCACTAGATATAGAAACCGAATAAAAGGAGAAAAGATGAACCCACTAAAACTATTTAAACCCCTACTAACCCCAAAGGTTAAGAGCAAACCATATATCTTAGGTGCTGATGGCATAAAATACTCAACCAAATTTTACATAGTAATGATGGATGCCATCTACACTCGCCGTGGTGGCAAACTAATCACAAGAGTAAGCAGATAAAAGGAGAAAAGATGAAAATAGGCTACATAACACAAAAATCATTTTTAAAAGATAGTGAGACCATCACATATCTAAGCGGATCAATGCAAGTTTTAGGCATAGCAAATATGTTAGAATTCACTATAACCCCAGCAAATAGCGATAACCCAAACTCGCCAACATATTATATTAAGCTACCACGCCTTAAATCAAATTTGGCGAGTAACATCATTATTGGCTCACTTTGGCTACGCACTAGCCAAAGTGGCAATGAGTATATGAGTGGCTATATAGATAGCCCGATTTTTAGTGGTGGTAGGATAGAAATTATCTGCTTTAAGCCATATGCCGATGATAATCCAGCGATTTTATGGAATATAATTTGGGAACCAGCTAAAAAGCAAAAAGAGCAAACCACGACCACGCCAGATCTAGAAATGCCACAGTCAAAAGTTACGCCAAAAGATCTTCATAGCGGCGTAGCAGATGACTCTATCCCATTTTAAGGATAAACCATGGCTTTTATAGACACAGAATTAAGCTTAATCCACGCCATACACCTAAACAGACAGGCTATAGAGTATATAAAAACAAATTTCCCTAAAAGCAATAAAAGGGATAAAAGGATAAAAGCACATAAAATTCTAATCAAAAGGTATAAACTAGCATTAAAAGAGTTATCACTATGAATGCTAAAGTTATCACAAATACAAAGCTCGCTTTAATTCTATATAGGTTTAATCTAGATAAATTTAAACCCATATGGAAGCAAAAAGCCAAAGTAGTTTGCAAACACACACAAAGATTTAGAATCATGTGGGAGAGAATTTGTGAAAATGAAGCCACCTTGCCTCTATTTGATGAAGATTATAAATTTGATCACCCATTAGAGCTATTTAAACCAGAGTTGCCACAAAGCATAGAGGTAGAGCAGCCAAAAGAGCAAACTAAAAACAGACACAATAGGGGTACCCCGCTTGCGGGGACTTTAGTGTTTGGTTCTTTAGGGGCGACTTGTTGCCCCGCTAAAAGAACATCAAAAAATAAAAGCCCTAGCCTAGAAGAGCTTAAAGAGCTATTTTGGGCAGAAGAGTTACAAAACCCACCAAGACACAGGAGAAAACAATGAATAAGATAAACCACCCACCACACTACGGCGGAGACACCCCATATGAGACCATAAAGGTCTTAGGCGCATGGCTAAGCTATGAAGAGTTTAAAGGCTTTTGTAAAGGCAATGCTATAAAATACCTTAGCCGTGCTGGTAAAAAAGATGATGAGCTAGAAGACCTACAAAAGGCTAGGTGGTATTGTGATAAGCTTATAGAGCTACACAAATTTAGATCTCTAAAAGGAGTTAAATGAGTAAGTATATAACAATCAAAGAAGCCATAAAACTTCTAAATGTCAGCCGCTCAACCCTATGGCACTGGGATAAGACCAACTATCTCAAGGCCTATCACATAGGCAAATCAGTCGTCTATAAAACTAAAGATATAGATAGCCTAGCCACCAAAGCCAAACCAAAAACCCTAAACGCATATAAGTAGATTAATCTACTTATATAAGATAGACTAAAGTAAGCTAATTTTATGTAAATTTGTCAAGTTTAAAGTGTTGTGCTAAAATACTAATACTTCGCAGACGAACGAAGTCCGTCTTTGCGATGAAGGGCTACGCCCTTTCAAAACCCCTAAAGCCCCGCAAGCGGGGTACCCCATTTATGGGGACTTTAGTGTTTGCTACTTTAGTGGCGACTTTGTTGCCACTCTAAAAGTAGGTAAAAATAGAAAAAAGGAGAAAACGATGAATGAGCTTTTAATTTTTGGAGCGGTTATGGTTGTTATCTCAGCCGTAGCGGCGATTTACGCACACAACAAATTTAAATCAAAGTTACAACACTAATCATAAAATACTTATCCGCTTTTAAATAAAATTTAAAGGCGGTTTATATAGCTTACAACACACCAATTTAAATGATAAAACACCAATTAAATAGGCTTTTATCCTGCCCATTTTATAGAAAATTTTAAGCTATATTAAAATAAAAAAGGCTTAAAATATGAATCAAGAGATACTTAACTATCTTAAATTTGCTAAGGATATTAGCCCTGAAATCTTTGAAAATCCTACGCCCAAATTTCATCTAGAGATATTAGATTTTATCCTTAGCAATGGCAATAAAAAGGCGTGTGCGATCTTTCGTGGTGCTGGTAAATCCACTCTACTTAATAAAATTTTTGTAGTATGTCAGCTATTTTTTCACTATGAGCCCTTTACCATGCTAGTATCAGCTGATAAAGAGAAGGCTTGTAATTTCTTAAGAGATATAAAAGATATGATTATTAGCGCTAATCGCAAAGGCTATGCTATGAGCAAGGGCGAGATTTGGGCTAGTGATAGATGTGAGATAATCATAAACGCAGGTCTAAAAGACAAAGATGGCAATAGCTTAGAGAGAGCTTGCTTCATCTGTGCTATGGGCGCAGGGCAAGACCCAAGGGGATATATCTATCATCACAGAAGACCTAGCCTTATAATAGCTGATGACCTAGAGAGCAAATTAGGTCAATACGCAATAGCAAATATCAAAAATAGACAAAAGATAAAAGAGTGGTTCTTTGCTGATTTAGCCCCTACTTTACACCCTACAAAAGGCAAGCTTGTCATAATAGGCACAATAATCCACGAAGATAGCCTATTAAATACCATTCTCATGGATAAAGAAGAGAACTCCAGAGGGTGGCAAACTAAGCGAATACCAATTATAGAGAATAATAGATCAACTTGGCCATCTCGTTTCCCTATTGGTCTTATAGAGGCTAAAAAGGCTGAATTAGCCCAGCTAGGCTTAGAAAATGAGTTTTATCAAGAGTATATGTGTAGAGCCATCAGCCCAGAAAAGCAGCTATTTAAGCGTGAGTATCTACGCTACTTTAAGCGTGTTAATTATGATCTTAGTGCCACTCCAATATCTTACAGCGATAGCGATAGCATTAAAACCATAGAGATCACAGCCTACCCAGCCAAGAGCCTAACGCTAGAAAACGGCTCAGAGCTAGAGCTAAATAGATGCACCATCTACACCACAATGGATCTAGCCACCTATGATGGACATGATAAAACCGCTATTGTTACATTTGCGGTAAATGAGTATAATATCTATATTATCGATATTGAGTGCGGACATTGGACGCCTTTTGAAAAGGGGTTAAAAGCTTTAGAAGTTTATTTGAAATTTCGCCCTATTAGATTTGGGATTGAAAGAGCAGGAGCGCAAAATGACTTTTTCTATACTATTGATCAAGTCCAAAAACGATCAGGCATAACAATCCCAGTAGAAAAGCTAAAACACCATAGCAACGCCAAAAATGTGCGTATATCACAGCTACATCCAGATTTTGCTAGTGGTAGAGTGATTATAAACGCAAGTTTGCAAAACGCTGGCGAGCTAGAAGCCCAACTCCTAAGCTTTGACCCGCAAACTGATAGCAAATATGATGATATCATAGACGCAGTAGCTTATATCAAAGAATTTACCCGTGGCAGATACTTTGCTAAAGATGATGAGAGTGAAGCTGATAATATATGGGATTATGACAGTTCAGATACTTCGTGGGTATAAATTGGCTTTTATCACGCCATGGCAACTCATAAATTTTATATAAAAATCAGCAAAATAAGCTATAATTTTACCACATAACCGTGATAAACAAAGATTAATAAAAGAAACAGCTTAAAAATGAAAATAGACAGCGTTTTACATTGGCACATGAATTAGGGCATTTAGCTAATGATATTTTGCCTAGCATAGAAAATCCTATTATTGATAGCTATGAAACCCTTTATAGAAGTAATACATATGGTGGAAGAGAAACTAGAGCCAATCAATTTGCGGCAAGACTACTTATGCCTCTTAGGCAAATAGAATATTTTATATCAGAATGTAGAAAAACAAAACCTGATTTAAAGGCGGCGGAAGCGATATTGTTTATTGCTTCAAAATTTGAAGTTTCAAAGCAAGCTGTTTTTCACAGACTTAAAAATATAGGTCTAATAAAGAAAGATTATATATATCCTTTTTAGAGCAAAGAGACTAAAAAACCTAAAGCTTCTTTGCTAAAATCTTTACTGCTTTTTATTTTTACCTACTTTTAGCGTGGCAACAAGTCGCCACTAAAGTAGCAAATACTAAAGCCCCGCAAGCGGGGTACCCATATTTTACCTACCTTCCAACTTCGCTACGGCTACCACTTCCCACGGATATCACGCCGTTTTAAATCGCTGTGCTAACTCAAATTTAGCTTAGACACCCCTAATTAAGCAAAGCAAACCTTTAAAAATTCGCAAATTTACAAAATAGCGTAATATTACACGCGCGCAATCTCAATGGGGGACACGCCCCCTGTATGATAAGGTTATTTATGCGCTTATTTGGCTAGTATCCGCTAATTTCATCGCCCCACTGCCTAACAAAGCTTAAGCAAAATCAAGGGGTTGCAAAATACGAACTATATACGATTAAGCTATATATAAGAATTATTTAGAATTAAAATTAAGTTTTATTTTATATTAGTGTTACTTTTTTATTACAAAATAATATTATATCATTATAACAGATATAAAAAATAATTTCTAAATCCCAATTTATGGATAAATCGCCATTTACGCTTATTTTAGTATTGAAAATTATGCTTTTCATAACTTTAAGATTTCATCAATCCAGCCCAAATTCCACCACGAAATAATCCAACAAACCTTAACCCACTCACACCTTCCCCCATACCCACTCACACTCAAAATCCCCATTCCTACACCAAAATCCCCCACTAAAGCAAATCAAATTTTCCCCACACCACCACACGCCACCCCCACCGACACTATTTAATAAATGAAAAGAGTAAAGCGGTCTTAGGCTTTAGCTTTTATCCCACTCACATACATTAGCCCCACTCACTCAAAACACCCACACCACCACTAAAGTAAATCAAATCCCCCACCGCCCATCACACCTTAACCCCACACTATACCTTAGGTAAATTACCACCCATCACCCCAAACCCATTTACCCCTATACTCTCGCTATTTGGCTTATCACTAGGATTAAATTTGCTAAAAAAATCAGGCGTAGCCACACTCATCGCCATAACTAGCTGATATCTCCACCCAGCTTCGTCGCTCTTAGCCCAACTTATCAGCGTAGTCCAAGGTATCCCAGTTTTTTCACTTATCTCTTTAGTTGTCATTATCAATCTCCTTTTCAAAAGTCATTATAGTCTAAACCCCATTTTGATTTCGCAGACTAGCAAAGCTAGTCTTTGCGACCAAAGGTGAGCCTTTCACAGAAACTACCCCTTAGGGGTCGCATTCGCTAGTTTTGGAAACGCACTAAAGCCCCACTTGCGTGGGGTACCCCTATATCAAACCCCATTTTACCACTCATAAACTCGCAAAATGAGCTATTTTATATCCCTCTTTTTCATCTTCATAAGAGCCTCTAAGCTCACACCCATATCAGATGCCGCCGCCTTACACGCGATAAAGTCATTCAACGCCACCACCATAGCCCCCTCATCGCCTTTTTCTTTTGCTTTTTTATATCTATTTTTAGCGTTTATTGCCGCACTTCTTAGCTCCTTTTTCTCATTTATCATTCTAAGACCCATAAATCTCCCCGCTAGCTCCCCTAGCCCCATCGGCTCATCATATGCATTTTTAGGATTATTGCCTGTAGCTATGGCTAAGCCTTGCCTACCATATCGCCCTAGTGTGATGCTAGGCAAAAACTGCTTAGAAAACGCATCTAATCTAGCCGTGAGTTGCTTTATAGCTGGATCGTGCTTACCCACCATATCATTCCCCCAGCTATCTCTACCACGAAGGATATCTAAAAGCCCACCAATTAACCCACCACCACCAGTGATATCATCTATACTACTAAGCCTAAATCCCGCCATAGCCCTAGCAGCGTTGAAGTATAGTCCAGACTCGCCTATTTGAACTTGATTTTTAACCCCAAAAAGATTTGGCAAGTAGTTTGAACTCGCCCAATCAGGCAATCTTGAGTTATCAGCATCTTTTTGCTCACTATCAAACCAATATGGCAAACTAGAAGCCCCACTACCTATCAAAGCAGCTTGTAACATAGCAAATTTAGCTGGATTTTTAATAGCTGCTTTAGTTACCACTATACTAGATTTAACCGCAAAGTGAAAAAACGGCAAAACCCCAGTCTTATCAAGCACCTTTAACGCAGGATTAAAGTGAGAGCTATAATCCACATAAGCACTATTAGCATCACTAAAGGCCGCTTCATCACTCATACCCATATCTAAATTTTTCTTAAATCTAGCTAGTTTAAACCACTTATCCTCCCACGCATAAGCACTCCTAGCTACCCTGCCAGTGGTGCTATTTTTAGTTAGATAGATATTTTGCCAAGCTTTGCCTATATAGTATCCTAGTGGATTTTGGCTTTTTAGCGCCTCTTTTGCCACTTCATCATTTGTCATTAGCAAATTTCTCATCTCTATATCATCGCTAGCCGTATCAAGCCCCATCGCTTCAGCTTTAGCTAGTAGCTCATTAAAGCTATTTTTATTAGTAGCTAAAAGCTTCATTAGCTTTAAATTCGCCCCCAAATCCCCATGTAAAAAAGCCAAAACCGAGTTGCTTAGCACATTATACCCATGAGTTGCGGGATTTTTCACAGTTAAATTTACCTTGATATGATCTATCACATTTGTATATGGCCTAATGACATCAAAGATACTACTCACAAGCCCAGCATTTTGTAAGTCATCATACACAGCGCTTGGCACATACTTCCCAGCTAATGCACCATATTTTTTAACTCCACCGCCCACACTCTCATCACTTACCTTTACATAGCCATCTTTTGGCTCTTCCACGGCGTATTCATCAGCTAAGCTTTTAAATAAAATAGCCTTTTGTATCTGACTGTTTTGTGAGTTTAGAGTTTGAGTTACTGCTATTGCTGCGTCTTCTATTAAGCCTAATTTAACCCTATCTTCATAGCTTAAATTCTCATCTCTAGCCCTTAATTTACCTATACCAAATCCACCAAAAGAGCCATCTTTTTTATCATAATATTGCGAATAACTATATTTTATATAATTCTCTTTAGCGTTTTCTCCTTTTAGCATTCCTAAAGATATTAATTGCTCTGCTCTCTCATCTATTTTATCTCTTAGTTTTTGATATGTTGGGCGTAGCTTCCCAGCCAAATTTGGCTCTACTTCTTGCCCATCAAGCATTCTAAATAGCGCTACTCTCTCATCTATCTCTAACTTCACTAAGCTCTCATACACCTTCATAGCTTCCATTCTTGCTACTTGGTTATTACGATGATATGCTGATTTTAGCCTACTTAAAGCACCTATCTCATCTTGTAAGGCAAAGGCTTTTTCTAAACCCCTTTGGATTTTTGCTCCACTCTGCGAACCAATCATACGACTTATAGATCCAACCACCTCAATCCCACTCTTAACCCCCTTAGCATATATATTTTTATATGCCCAGTCAAAGGCTTCATCTACTCTTTTTTCCCACCTACCTGCTACGGTATTTGGATACTCCTTGCCATCAACGCCTTTTAAGATATTTTTTGGAGCTTTGCCTAACCGGTTCAAATTTGGATTTTTAAAATTCATAGTCTCATTAAGGTTTCTACCATTTTTGTAGTAAAGAACATTATTTTCAGGCGTTCTTATCATTTTTTTTATTTTCTCAAGGCTATCTATATCATAAAAAGTCTTTTGTATCAACTCTCCATTTTTATCAATAGCAAAACTAGCTAGATATTTTCCGCCATTTTCATCACTAAAAGGCTTGAAAAAAATTGTAGATTGCGTTATAATTTCTTGTTGTCGATCGTCCATTAAGCGTTTAGCATTTTGGCTTTTTGCGATGGATTGCCCCATAGTATTAGGGGACGCTGTCGGCTTCCAATTCTGCTTGACTATGAAAAGTGGGTCTTGTAGAGTGTGGATAAATGCGCCACTTAAATCACTTCTATCTTGGTTATAAGTATTTTTATTAAAGTGTTCCCACGCTTTTTTTACATTTACTTTTATATCGCCAATAGGTGTTTTTACATAGCTATCGCCACTTATATTTGCGTTAAATTGTACCTTAAACTCATCACGACTTAAAGGCTTTGGCATCTTGCTAGCGTTTTTTAGCAAAGCATTTGTATTTACTCTGCCTTGTGAAGTTAGCAAATCCTTTTCTAGCTCCATGCTAGCACTCATATAGCTATCATATTTTACTATTCTATCATTTGGGTTAATATCTAAGGTTTTATTAGGGTGTTCTTTGCTGTTAGCAGTTAGCCTAGTTTGGACATTTCTAGCTTCTGCTTCACCTGCTAGTTTGTTATATACATTAAACTCGGCATCTTCATATATATAGTCATTTTCTAGCCCATCATATAGCTTTTTTAAGTCAGCGTCATTAGGGTATTTTTTTAGAAGTTCTTCAACTTCTGTTTTATCAGCAAAATAGCCACCACCATTAGCAAAGCGTTCAATAATTTGAATTTCGTGTTGTAGTTCATGATATAAGACACTTTTCATCATAGTAGGCTCTAAAGCTCTACTTAATTCTATTTTCCCACCATAAGACGCACCACCATCATAATTATTAAAAACAACTTGAATATTTTTCAGCTCTGGGTATGAAGTAAAAAGCATTTTGTCATCTAAAATATCACCGACATTTACTTGTAATTTATCCTTTTGTTTTTTTAGCTCATTTATTTTATTCCCAGCTTCTATGCGTTGTTCTATATTGCCCCATCCATCTTTGATTTTTTCTAACTCGCTAATCTCTTTTTCTATTGATTTTACTTTTGTTATATGGTTACTAATAGCATTTTCTTTTAGCTCTCCACCTTTTGGATTTATCTCAAATTTCCACTTCTTATCTATATCTTTATACCAGCCAGTTTTAGCCCAAATTTCGCTCTCATCTGATCCATTTTTTGCCATTTCTTGGGCGGTTTTTAGCTTGGCTTTATTGGCTCCGATTGCGTTCTCTCCGCCAAAAATATAGTTATAATTCTCCTTTGGTGTTTTGCCTAGGGCTTTACCTACGATATCAGGTCTATCATTTAAAATCATAGGCAAATCCTTAGCTAATCTTTGGCTAACTTGTGCTAATTGTGGGGCTAATTTGGCTGAATTTTCTAGCATTTTCATAGCCCCAACTGAGCCACCAGCTCCTAATAAAAATCCCTTGACAAACGCTTCGGCCTTTTTATTTGGGTCTTGCTCGGCATTAGCGTTCATCGCTCCGCCTATACCGCCACTACCTAGGTGTAATATAGCCTTTTGCATAGCCATAGTGCTAAAGCCATTCATCATTGGTTGTGTGGTTGGCTCTTGACTTTTTATCTCTTTTGGGGTAGAATTTGGCTTAGAGTTTAAAGGCAGAGTCTCGCCTTTTGTAAAAGTGTTAGAGTGTAGGTTCTTAGCACTTTCTTTTGTATTTTCAAAAGCTGTTAAGATATAAGGATTTTTTTCTTGTCCTTTCCACTCTTTTTTCATACCTACAGAATAATTTTCAGTAACAATTCTAACCTTACCATTTCCTAAGTCTCTTACTTCTCCATTTTTTATTATATCAGGCAATTTATTTATAAGCTCTTTTGCCTTTACTTCGGCTTGTTCTTTGCTTAATCCTTGTTCCATAAACTCAGCCATTCTTTTATCTAAGATATGAGATAAGCCATAGCCCTTATGTTTTATAGCGTCTGTTACTTCGCCCCATACTAAATCAATATCGCCTAGCTCTTTTCTCTCAAACGCTCCAGCCACTTGCCCTTGTCTTTCTACTAATAATTTTTTGATAGCGTTTTGTCCATCGTGATAAAACTCTGCGTAATTAGCGCCAAATTCTTTAATAGGTCTAATGTTATACTTAGCTTCGATATCTTTGCGATACTGGGCTAAATTTTCAGCTTGTTTTATGCTTTGGTTTGATATAGTTTCACTTATAGCTTCTACTTCTTGTTTGGCTATTTGTGGGGTGCTTAAAGTAGAGAGTGTGTCCCCACCCCATATTATATCACCCTTTAAAAGATTTTTTAAATCCGTATTTTTTATTGGTGTTGCGGTTATTCCTATGAATTCCCCTTTATCATTCTCTATAACACTTAAAAATTTAGTTATTTTATCACTATCTATAAATGTTTTAACAAATCTATATCTATTATTTTCTCTTGTGATAAATAACGGATTTTCTAAAGTAGGTTTAATTAGATTTAAATATTCTAATCTTTTATTAGCATCTGTCTTATCTGCTAAATGATTTAAAAGTTTATCGATTGATATTTTACTCTCAAAAATTGGCGTTTTTATAACATTTGAGAAATCTTTAACTAATTTTAATAAATCAGCTTTAGGCTGTAATTGTATCGCTATATCTTTATTTAAAGAGATATTTTTTGCTAAATTTCTAGCTTCTATATCGCTTACCACTCCATCACGACCTAGATTTAATCCTTGACTTTTTATCTCTTTTGGGGTAGCCTCTTTTTTAAAGACCTTTTCATACTCTCCAGCCTTTGCAGCCATCTGCAGCATCTCATCGCTTGAGTTATGTAAAGAATTTAGGTTATCATTTTCTACCTTATTACTACTAAATTTTTGAGTATTAATCTTCTTTATCTCATCACCATTTTTTACACTATCAAAGCCATTTTTTATTAGCTCATCACTCACATCAGGCATTTTACGCCCACTAGCTCTAGCAACCTCTTTAGCAAAATTATTAGGACAAATCATTATTAACTCCTTTTTTATAATGATTTTATCCCTTTAAATTCTAATTATTAGATGTGAATCTTTTTATACATTAGATGGCACTAATGGCGCATATCTTTTTTTTAGCCTTGTTTGAATGATATTATCTACTAAATTTGCTAGATTTCCTCTGTCGTGGATATATGCCTTAAGCAGTGAGCGAACATAAATCAACGAATCTTCATCTAGCCCTAAATCCGCTGGCATTATATCCCGCTCAAATCTCATCACCACACTAGAGCTCACACCTATTGCCCCATTGCCACCAGCTAGAGCCTCTTCATCGCTTTGGTTTTGCGGTATATCTGGATCCACTGGCTCACCCCTTAACCCAGCCAAGAGATCACTTACTGTATTATATGCGTTATATAAATTACTTGCTATAGCATATGTAGTAGTAGCAATATTTGATAAGCTCATTAGCTGCGTTACTGTAGTCATAGAAAAGCCAAATTGTGCCGCCATAGAGCCTATAACACCAGTCCCACTCATAGCCACACCATTGACAAACAAAACGCTTGAATTTGCCGTGCCTACACTCACAATCCCCATACCGCTATTTACAGTCGTTACTCCCAAATTTGTGGTAATACTCATACCGCTATTTACCATCATAGAAGTTGCCCCCACTCCACTTGTCGCCCCACCGCCATTAAGCGCCATTTGAGTTAAATAGCACCCACTAGAATTTGCCACCGCTTGTGAAGTCGCTGTAGATAACGCCGTAGATATATTAGTTGCAATCGATGCTACACCCATTGCCGCACCAGCGAAACTAGCGATTTTACCACCGATTATTAATCCCTCTTTACCATGCTTAGCCCCAGCGTAGCTTAGCCCATACCCTAAAGCACTTAAAAATATAGAAGAGAGCGCTAATGTCCCAGCAGCAGTAGTGATACCTATAGAGGCTAAAGCACTAGCGCTAGCACTATAAAACCCAGCAGCGCCAGATGCTCCAGCAGCAGCTCCAGCGCCAGTAGCTCCAGTAGTCCCAGCTGTAACAGCCGAACCAGCAGACGCAGTCTGAGCCGTACATGTCCCCCATGTAACGATAGTTACCACTATAACTACTATGATTACTACTATAGGCACTAGCTTTTCCCAAGTCTCCTTATCCTCTTCTACATGTAATCCATAATGACTCTGCCACTGTGTTACGAATTTAAACGCTCCACGAAGCGGCATATGAGTATTTGGGTCAAATGTCTCTATCAAATTTAGCGTAGGGATGTCATAATCAAAGTGGTATGTATGGTCACTATCACCGCTAGAGTTAATAGTGTGTTGCCCCCTCTTGGTGCCTTGTATCAGTATTCTACCATCATCCATATACCCAGCTACTTCACCATCACCAAAGGCAATTATCCTACCAGCGTAACTCCCCCAAAGATATATATCCACAAAGTCATCATCGCCATTAAGCACTAGCTCCCACTCCAAAGTTTGACCTATTAATTTTGTCATCTCATCATAGGTATAAACTCTACTATCTTTTAACTCTCTATAAAATTTAGGCAAATTTGCAAATATATTTATATCTTTATTATATCCAGTAAGCATTTTATCTCTTATACTTCCATCAGACCAATATGTATATTTATATATCGGTGTAGCTTGTAAAGTTGTATTAAAGTTCAAATCCCTTATATCAGCTAATCTCTGCCTAGAGCCATCAAGATTTATTCTCCAGCGCTCCATATCTATATTAACATTTCTAATAACTTTTATAGTTGATTGTGATTTATCTATTATCTTATTTCCATTCTCATCTAGTATCTCTTTAAAATTCTTTTTTTTATAAACTATATTATCCCACTCAAATCTACAACTTATCTTAGCTTTAACAGGAAACCGATATATATACTCTCTATCTTTAAATGGATTAAACACAGGATGAAGGCTATGCACCATCTCACCTTGCCCCCATTTTTTGATTAGTAATAAATCTTTATAGCCATATTTGGTAGAAGTAGCGTTATCTTGACTTCTAATTATCTCGCAAGTATCGTGATATATCCCATTACTATCGCCTGGGTCGCCTTGATACCACGCATATGGATTTTGCCCTACGAAAAATTGATTGAGTCCTAAAGCATATGGGCTATGATAATTATATGGGGCGCTTGAGCCAGATTTTATATCATATTTGCTTATGCTATAGACATAGCCATATACAGGATGATAGTATGAGCCATAACCTCTATCTCTGCCTTTTCTCATTAGCTGTATATGTAAAAGCTCTGCTAGTTTTATAAAGGCGATATTACGCCACTTTATAATCTCCCAAGTCTGCCTAAAAGGGGTATTAAACTGCGTTAATGTCTTATAACCTTTTAGATAAGTATTTTTTACTTTTGCCATTATTTTGTGATTCTATTTACCGCATCAAGCATGCTAGTTTGTAACTCTCCAGGGATTGCCATACCACCAGCAGCATACATGCTGACTACATTGGCTAAATTTTCAGCCTCTTTTATTCTTAAATTATCATCAAAGCTTGCTTTCTCTCTATCTACAAGTCCAGCCTTTTTAGCCTCAGTTGCTGTTTGTGCTTTCACTAATGCTGTGCGTGCTGCGTTGAACTCCTTTTCACCTTGAGCTAATCCAGCTTGAATTTGAGTTTTTAGCAGCTCAACTGTAGCATTGACACACACCGCTGTTATGCTAATTGTCATCTCTGAATTTGTCTTTGCTAGTAGCTCTGTAGCTGTTTTGCTATCGATTTTATACTCTGCGAATTTCTCTTCTAAATATCTTTGATTAGCTTTATAGATAGAGTTATCACTCATCACTGAACCAAAAATTGTATTTATAATATTTGGAAACTCATTTATATTCATTTTATCTCCTTTTTTTTAAATATTTTATAACCTTATTTTCTAAAAAAAGGACAAATCCAAAAAGCACCAATATATTTATGCAATACAATTTATTTATCAAAATATACTTTATGTAATATAAATTTATTTATGGAAATATATTTTATATAAATACAAATTTATTTATAAAATTAGTTTATGCAATACAAATTTACTTATAATTTTACTTACAAAAAACTATTTTTAATACTTTAAATATCATAAAACACGGCAAATACTATTCCGCACACCTCCACCATCTCTATTTATCGCCATATCTGACATTTTATTATCGCTTGTTTTAATAGCAATATAAGCCATATTCGGGTTTTTAAAGCTATTTCCAGCATAATCTTGATAGCCTATAAGCATTTTGATAGTATTATAAACATCTCTTTTATTTTTAAACATTCCGTCTTTTGCGTGATTATCCCATAAATACTGCAAACTAGCTCTTATTTGTGCTTGTGGCAA